AGCAATCATTCTCAACTGGGCTTATGGCGCAGGTGCAACCGCGGTTCAGATTCAAGCTACTCTCACAAAGGGTGCTTACGTCGCAGCAGCAAGCGACCGCGGTTCTGACTTTGTAAAGATTTCCGTGGACATTAACGGCCAAGCGAATACAACAGACGCAGGTGCAACCGCAGGATACTCACCAATCAAGTGGGTTCTGAAGAACGCGAAGGCTTCTGGCACTTACCAGTAATCTTCAAGCAGGTGGGTAGGTTGAAATCGAACGCCTTCCCGATTTCCCTACCCACTTGCCCTTGATTTGTTAAGATAAAGGGAAGGCAACCCAACAGGAAAGGCACACAATGTCTAAAGAAGTAAAGCTCCCTTCAGGAGCAACCGTAGTTCTCAAAGATCCTTCACTCTTGCGCGTCAAAGACCGTAAAAATGTGATCAAGGCAAGCGATAGCGCAGAAGGCGAGCTTTCTAAGGCTCTCGTTCTAGGCGACGCGCTTATTGCAATGCTTGTTGAATCTTGGTCATTTGACCTTGTTCCTCCTTCAATCAAGCTGGAATCTCTTGACGAGCTTGAAATCCCAGACTACGACGCTCTCGTTGAAGCAACGCAGGAGGCGCAATCAAAGCTCTTCCCTAGCCTCAGCAAGACAGTCGAAAATGAGAAGAACCCAAAAGCGGATACCGCCAGCTTGAAAGATTAAAGTGGTGGCTCAAAGGCGGTGAGCGACTCTCAGACTTTGAGTATCCAGATGAAAGCTTTTATTACTGGCAGTTTGCAGATCGCTTCGGTTGGACACCTGACCAAGTGGATAACATTTCGGCGATTCACGCAGATTGGCTCTTGGCAATAAGTGGAGCGGTAGAAGAAGTTAAAGCGGAGAAGGCAGAACAGGCTGGTGGGTAATGGCTGCGATTATTGTAAAGAATCTATCGCAAGTCCTCGCTGGTCTGTCTGCTTTTGAGCAACAAATCGAGCAAGCTGGGCAACTAGCTCTGACGCAAGCTGCTCTCGGATTAGAGCGCCAAGCAAAGCTGAACGCTAATACTGGAACTCACCCAAGAGGGCAAGGGCATACTCCCGGCACAGGCCCCGGCCCAAACAAAGTTACGGGAACTCTGCAACGCTCAATTTCAACAGAAGTTAGATACGGTTTCGGATCTTATGTTGCAACTGTTGGGCCAAGCGTTGCATACGCACGCGCGGTTGAATTAGGTAGCCCACGCTGGAAGTCTGGTGTGCGGTATCCTTTTCTCAGTACGGCAACTGCATACATGGTAAAAAGTGGGAATCTCAACCGCATTTTTACAGTTAATTTCGCGCGTCTTATGAAGGGATAAAAGTGGCAAGCACAATCCCTCCAGTTCTGGTCGAATTACAACTCGAAACCGCGAACATAAAAAATCAAATGCAGCAGCTGAACTCTAAGTTTGACGACTTTGGTAGCACTGTTAAGAAACAAACAAGTTTTCTGTCTAATTTTAAGGCAGCAGCGGTGGGTGTTTTTGCTGGAAATGTAATGACTCAGGGATTGAATCTCTTGAAGTCTGGCCTTCAAGGCGCAATCGCAGACGCTCAGCAATACGAAAAAGCAACCGCGCAGCTTCGCGCAGGTATTGAATCCACAGGAAATGCTGCCGGATTGAGCGTTGAAGGATTAAAAGAACAAGCAAGCGCCCTTGAATACCTTTCTGGCGTAGATGAAAACCTGATTATGCAATCACAGGCAGTCTTTCAAACATTTACCAACATTCGCAACATTGCAGGAGAGAACAACGACATTTTCAATCAAGCCTCGGCTGCTGCTTTGGATCTCTCGGTCAAAATGGGAGGAGATTTACAGGGAGCAACTGTTCAGCTTGGTAAAGCTCTTAACGATCCAATCAAGGGAATTACTGCTCTCACGCGCGTAGGCGTTGTCTTTACTCAAGCCCAGAAGGATCAAATCCAAAGCCTTATGGCTGCCGGCGACGTTATGGGCGCGCAGAAAGTCATTCTTGCTGAAATGAATGTCGAGTTCGGCGGAGCAGCAGCAGCAGCCGGAGATACTTTTGCAGGAGCTATCGCTCGCGCCAAAGATAAAGTTGCAGATTTTGGGCGCGATCTTGTCACAAAACTTCAGCCAATTCTTCTTACAATCGGTAAAGCTTTTGGAGATTTCTGGAGCAAGTATCTTGCTCCTGTATTTAATTTTCTTAACAAAAACAAAGAGGCGTTGGCAGCTTTTACTGCGGTTGTTATTACTGGAATTGTCGCAATGAAAGCGTATAACGCGATACTTGCAATTAGCAAAACAGTTCAGGCTGCTTACGCGGTTGCTCAAGTGCTTATGAAGGGTGGGCAGCTTGCTTCTATTGCTTCAACAAATGGACTTGCTGCTTCTATGCTGAAACTTAACGCTGCAATGTACGCAAACCCGATTGGTTTAATTGTCGCAGCGATTGCTCTTCTAGCAGCTGGGTTTGTCATTGCTTGGAATCATTCTGAAACTTTCCGCAAGGTAATTGTGACTATTGCTAAAGGCGTAATTACTTATGTTGCTTTTATGATCCGCGCTTGGGGTCAAATGATTGAAATTATTCTCAAAGTGGTCACTGGGCCATTAAAAATGTGGCTGACCATTATGTCTAAACTTCCGGGTGTTGGAAAGTATGCGCAACAAGGACTGGACTTTATCAACTCAGGAATTGAAAAAGTTGGCGACTTTGCAGAATCAGCTGCCAGCAAAGTAGAAAGTTTCAAAGGCACTCTCGACGGGATTGCCAACAAAAAAATCAAGATACCGGGCTTTGGCGGATCAGACAAACCCCCAGCTGGAGAAGTAGAAGGAGAACTCCATACTCCGGGACTTACTGCTGAACAAATTGAAGCAGCTAAAAAAAGTGCAGCCGAAAAGAAGAAGGCTCTCAGCAAACTTAACGCAGACGTTAAAAAGAATTACGCCGAAATGGACAAAGTTATTGCTGAGGCTCAGAGTAAGAGTTTCAAAATGGAAGAGGCTTTCAACGAAAGAGTTGTTGAACTCAACGAAGAATACGAGAAAAAGAAACTTGCTATTGAGAAAGATTACGCTAACAAAGCGCTTGAATTAAACGCAAAAGCAGATCAAGACCGCTTGGCAGTAATCCAAAAGGGTAGAGATTTATTGCGCAACGCATTCGAGCAAGGCGCAAAGTTTGACCTCTCAAAAATGTTTGAAGATAGCGACAAGAGTGGCGCTGGCTTGCTTCAGAAAATGAAAGAAAAGTTTGCTGCCGTTAAGAAGCTCCAAGAGCAAGCCGGAGCCTTGGCAAGCGCAGGTTTTTCTCAGACATTTATTCAAGAGGTTATCTCCCAAGGCCCAGAGCTGGGTGGCTCTATGGCTGACGCTTTGCTTAACGCAACGCCAGAAACCAAGGGTCAATTACAAGAGCTTTACGCTGGCTTGCAGGATGTAAGCAAGCATGGGCTGGATAAGCTTGCCGAACAAATGAGCACCTCAACAAGCTTTGCGACTGAAGAGCTTCTGAATGAATACGTCAAAATTGGCGAGGATCTAGACAAAGCGCTTGTTAGAAACTCCCAAGAATTAGCTGACGCCTTGACCAAGAATCAAAATGAACTCCAAGACGCTCTCTTTGAGGCTCAAAGCGCTTACAACGAAGCGATTGACGCGCTTGAAAAGGACACAAGAGAGAAGCTTGCAAAATTGCAAGAGGAGCTGCGAAAGACTGCCCTTCAGATTAAGGAGCTGGCTGGAGCGAAGGCTGCTGCTGGCGCTCTTGCTGGATCCTCAGCTGCTCCAATTTTGGCTGGAACTCAGAACCTCGGCTTGGCTGCTATGTCCACGGGCGACCTTGTAATTAACAACAATACAACGGTCAATGGCACAAACCTTGCAGATCCGCAAGCAAGCGCAAACGCCGTTGCTGACGCAATGCGCTTTGGATCGACTCAAAGTTTAACAACCGCGCAATTCTTCGAGCAATCTTACGCCGCAAGGGCAGCGCGCGGTGGCGGTGGCAGAATGGTAACAA